CCTGAAGAAAGTGCTTGACAGGTGCCTTGAAACCTGTTATAATCTCTTTAAGAGGTTTGTTTGAAAGCTGTTTGAAGGATAAAAGAACAGAAGAAGACAACAACTGATCGTTAAAGAAGAACAAGAAAGAGAGCGTTAATTGAAAACGTCAAACAAGTCAAACTTCCTGCATCATGAAGCCTGTGAAAGCTGCGGTTCGTCGGACGGTAAAGCTGTCTACTCCGATGGTTCAACACACTGCTTTGTCTGTTCCACCCACAGCGGCGGTGACGGCACAACCTCTGAGCCTGTTGAGACGGCCCTTAAGCCGTTCGCTCCTCTCACCCATGTGTTCCATGAGTTTCGCTCTCGTGGTCTTGAAAAGGATACGATCAAGCGCTACGGCGTCAGTGTTGATCTATCATCAAACAGCACAGAAGCGTCGTACCCTGTCTTCCGCGACAAGGTTCATGTAGGTAACAAGGTCCGTCAAAAGGACAAGCGTTTCTTCTTCGAAGGGGAGGGAACCGACCTAGACCTCTTCGGTCAACAAGCCTTTGAGCCGGGGTCTGCCAAAGCTGTCACTGTCTGTGAAGGGCAGGACGATGCAATGGCTGCTTACCAGATGGGTGGCTTCTTCCCCTGCGTCAGTGTCCATAGCTCCTCCCGAGCTGTCGACGACTGTAAGCGCAACTACGAGTATCTCGACAGCTTCCCTGAGATCATCATCTGTTTCGACAGGGATGAAGTTAAGATCAACCCGAAGACCGGGGAAAAGTCTTTTCCGGGTCAGGAAGCAGCCCTTAAGGTTGCTGGGCTGTTCAAGCCGGGGAAGGTCCGTGTTCTCACACTTCGGGAGTTCAAGGACGCTAACGACTACCTTCTGCACGGTCGGGCTAAGCAGTTCGTCAACGAGTGGTGGAAGGCACCTGTCTACAAGCCTGACGGTCTTAAGTTTGGGCCACAGATGTGGGACGAGATTATCAACCGTCCGAACCACTTCAGTGTACCCTACCCTTTTGACGGGCTGAACAAGTTCACCTACGGGATGCGTCTGTCAGAGGTGGTCATCCTTACAGCAGAGACGGGTATCGGCAAGACGTCCGTCATCAAGGAGATCGAGTACAACCTCCTTACAAACCCTGAAGTCATTGAGAAAGGATACGGTGTTGGTTTCCTCCACTTGGAAGAGCCGAATCATGATACTGCTCTTGGCCTTATGTCCATTCATAGCTCCAAGCCTTATCACCTTCCTGACACTGAGCGAGATACCGAAGAGCTTCGTGCTGCCTATGACGCTGTCATTAACAACGATCGTGTTGTGCTGTGGGATCATTTTGGTTCAAACTCTGTCGATGCCGTCCTCGACAAAGTCCGACACATGCACGCTCTTGGCTGCAAGTACATTGTCCTTGACCATCTTAGCATTGTTGTGTCTGACCAGTCCGGCGATGAAAGGAAGCAGCTAGATGAAATCTCTACGAAACTTAAGACGCTATGTATGGAGCTTAACATCGCTGTACTGGCTGTTATTCACCAGAACCGGCAAGGGCAAATCCGTGGTACGGCGGGCGTTGAACAGCTCGCCAACGTGGTCGTTAAACTTGAACGCGACGTAACGGCTGTTGACCCATGGCGTCGTAACGTCACGAAGCTGACGATCCAGAAGAACCGCTTTAGCGGCAAGGCTGGCCCATGTTGCTATCTGCACTACGACGATCGTACAGGGCGTCTTAACGAGCTGACCCAAGAAGAGGTAACGGACTATGAGACAGGTGGAAGCCGACAAGCAGACTTCTCTTTCTAAAGACACTTGGCCAAACTGGTACGTCAATAGGAGGCATTTCAGTTTGTATTTTACAGCTGCCGACAAACGTAGAGTATCATGGCGGAGGCAAATCTGATTGTATCTTGACAAACCCAACGAGAAACAGTGGCTCATTGACATTGAGACGGACGGACTAAATCCCACAGTCGTCTGGTGTCTTTGTGCTATCAACGTCAAGACAGGCGCTGAAGTTGTCCTGACAAGTCACGAGGAAATTAAAAAGTGGATTGATGAGCAACTCCGAAACAAGTGCACCTTTATCGGTCACAATGCCCTCAACTTCGACGTCCCTGTCCTCAATCGTCTATGCGGCACCCGTATTCCTGTGTCTAGCGTTGTGGACACCTTTGTACTTTCTATGCATTACAGTCCCAGTCTGGCTGGTGGGCACAGTCTGGAAGCATGGGGACAACGACTAAAGTTCCCTAAGACAAGCTTTCACGACTGGTCAAAGCTGTCAGATGAAATGGTGGAGTACTGTCTTAATGACTGCCGCGTCAACGTTGAGTTATACCGTCGCTTGGCTGACCGTATGCGTTCTATTGGTTTCACTAACCGTGCTTGCGGGCTGGAACATCGCGCTTGGGCTATTATTCGGCGTCAGCGTCTCAACGGTTTTGCTTTCGATGTTCCGAAAGCGCATGAGCTATACGCCGAAATCCGACAACTCGAACGAGAGCTAAAGGATCAAATCTATGAGCAGTGGCCTCCCGTCCTCGCCGAGGTTAGCGTTTATAAAAGAGCACGTAAGCAGGATGGACAGTTCACTGCTGGATATGAGAGACACGTACAACAGTATCCGAAGATCGTCCTTAACGATGACGGAGGGTACAGCGCGTTTGATTGGGTTGAGTTCAAACTTGGAAGTCCAACTCAGCGTGTTGAAAAGCTACTTGAACTCGGTTGGAAACCAAAAGAGTTCACCGAAAAGGGAAGCCCCCAAGCAACCCGAAAAGGAAAGCTCGTCCCTTCCCTTCAACGGTTCATTGATGACACGCCAAACGAAGCCGTAAAGCTTCTGGCAGAGTGGATCGCGATCAACGCTCGTGGTAACATGATCGGATCGTGGATCGACATTCAAAAGGACGGGTTGATTCATGGTAATCTATGGCTCGCCGGTTCTCTTCGGTATCGTCATGACAAGCCTAACACTGCTAACATCCCTGCTGTTAGGGTTGGTGACAGTGGGCCTATTACGGGTCGTGAAGGTGTTTTTACCTATGAGGCCCGTGATCTCTGGACTACTCGTGATAGGGATTCCCGCTCTCTTGTGGGTGTTGACGCTAAAGGTATTCAGCTTCGTATTCTCGCTCAATACTTGAACGACGATGGGTTTACAGAGGCTATCCTCTCTGAAGACCCACACGCTGCTAACCAACAGCTTCTCGGACTCCCGACTCGCGCGCTGACTAAGACGATCACCTACGCGACCCTGATGGGTGCTGGGGACGCTAAGATTGCGAACGAGGCTAAGGTCTCCCTTAAGGAAGCTAAGGAAGCAAAGGGCCTGTTCCTTGCTAAGCTTCCGGGTTTGCCCAAGCTGATTAAGAGGTTGCAGTATGAGCTGAAGACAACTGGACGTATTACACTGTGTGATGGTTCGAAGGTTATCGTCCCTTCAGACCACATGGTTATCCCGTACCTTCTTCAAGGTGACGAGAGTCGTATCATGAAGCAGGCGATGATCTTTGTTGACGAGAGAGTGAGAAAGGAAAAGATTGATGCGCTCAAAGTCGGTGACATTCACGATGAGTGGCAAACCGATTGCTTTGGAGAGCATGTTGAGCGGTTTATTGGCGTATGCGAAGGAGCGTTCCCTGACGCTGGACGTAGCTTTGGATACAACGTCCCGATCGAATGTGACGCCAAAGTCGGAAAGACGTGGGCAGAAACCCATTAAAGAATACTGGGATGATATGAAATATACTTCTTGACTTCCTGTGAAAATGTGGTATACTATCTATAGTAAGTAGGAGAAAATAGTTTGGCAAATGGTAAGGAAATTGTGTTTATTCGTGGTCCGATCTACTGGGCAAAGGTGCTCGGTGATCCCGTCCCTAACTATAACAAGGACGGTAACGAATGGGCTTTTGATCTGGCGCTGTCCAAGGACGGCTTGAGTCAGGCAAAGGCAGTTAAGGTTCAGAAGAAGCCTGCCCTCAACATCAAGAATCGTGATGACGAGCGAGGTGACTTCCTATCGTTTAAGCAGCGTGAGCTGCGTGCAAACGGTGAGCGTAACAATCCAATCCGAGTGATTGACAGCGCTGGCAACAAGTGGCCTGACGACGTTAAGCTTGGTAACGGTACGATTGCTGACGTTAAGTTTGAGGTTCGTGACTTTGGTGTCGGTAAGTTTCCGGGCATCTACCCCCGAGCGATCCGCATCATTGAGCACGTCCCCTACGAGACGTCGGAGTTTGCACCTCTGAGCGCTGATGACGAGTACTTCAATCGAGCAACTGTCCTTGAGAAGCAGGTTGCAGCAAGTGAGCAGCGCAACGGCTTCGAAGACCGTACGGCTACTCGTGACGACGAACTCGACGACGATTTCCCGCTGTAAGGAGAACAAGTAGTGACCAAGCGATTCCCTGTTACGGTAAAGCGTGACGTAACGTACAACGAAACTGTTGAGTTGACTATCGTAGCCGAGACAGCGGATCAGGCGGCAGAGTTTGCATCGACTTTCTGTGGGGGTGGGCCGCTAACGTGGCCTACCGTCGATCGGTACGCAATTGTTAATCAGTCGCCTCGGGATTATGAACTAACGGAGGTGGCTGTGAATGACTAAGACGCTCGATACACTTGTCGAGGATATCTATGAGCTGTTCGATCCAAACAAGGATCATGTTCTTAACGAAAAGAACCTAGATGAATTCGCTAGCAATGTACGTGATCTTCTTCAGTCCAGATTCGCTGCTGCTAAATCTAACCGTGGAACTCTTCGTTTTTCTAATCTTGGCAGGCCTGATCGTCAGCTTTGGTACATGGCTCGTGAAAAGGGAGAGGACTTCAGTCGAAAGACCCTGTTCAAGTTCCTCTACGGAGACATCATCGAACAGCTCCTCCTCCTCCTTGTCAAGGAAGCAGGACACACAGTCACCGACGAACAAAAGGAGCTAGAAGTTGACGGTGTTTTGGGTCACATTGACGCTGTTATTGATGGCGTCACTGTGGATGTTAAGTCGGCGTCTCCCATGTCGTATACCAAGTTCGCCAACGGATCACTCTTTGAGAATGATCCATTCGGGTACATTGGACAAATTAGCGGCTACGCGTCCGTTGTCACGCCGAGAACAGGCGGAGCTTTCCTTGCTTTTGACAAGGTTCATGGCGACATCTGTATCCTTAAAGTCGGACCATCCATTGCAAATGAGTACGGGGTTAGCTCCCGGATCGCACACCTTAAAGAAGTTATGGCTTCAGAGGATAAGCCGGAACGCTGTTATTCGGATGAGGCAGATGGAAAATCTGGCAATCGAAAGCTTGGAACTCAGTGCTCGTACTGTGCCTTCAAGGAACCATGCTGGCCGGGACTACGTACTTTTCTTTACAGTGGAAAGCCGAGGTTCCTAACAGAAGTCGCTCGAACGCCTGACGTGCCGGAAGTGACATGACTTCTTTTTTCTTCAATTATTCGCCAGAGTTGTTAAAGAAAATTGAAGCGGCTCGTAAAAAGTATGGAAGCTACGACGAAATAGTTAAGGAAGCTCGCCGTCGGCAAGAAGAAAAGGAAAAAGGCGGTGGCTAAGTTTTCCGTAAGAGTGAAGCACAAGGACGGAATGACGTTCCGTTCTAAGTTTGAAGCCAGTATTTACGGAATTGCAAAAGCCTCAAGAAAAAAGCTTGACTTTGAACCAAAATCTGCTATAATTGACTATACGATAAGCTTCCGTTATCAGCCAGACTTCGTCTTGCCTAACGGCATTATCGTTGAAGCAAAAGGTCATCTCGATGTATGGGATCGCCGAAAGATGGTGGCGGTTAAAGAATGCCGCCCTGAACTTGACATTCGCTTTGTGTTTCAAAGCGCTAGTCGTAAGCTCAGTCGTCACGGTAAAAGTTATGGCGATTGGGCAGAGTCTAAGGGTTTTAAGTGGGCAGAGGGGGCCATTCCCCTCACATGGTGGAAGGAAACAGTGAATGAGCAAGAACGAACAGAAGACGGAAGACAAGGGTATGCCGAAGGACGAGATGATTGAGCTGCTCTCGTACTTCATGACGTCTGCTGCTCCGGATAATACGGTCATCAAGACTCGTGATGGTCGTTACCGTGAGCTGGTTGGCAAGTACGAGGAAGAGCTTGCACAGCGCAACTAAGAGGGAGAGACGTTATGCGTCTACCGATTAAGGACGATTGATTGCATACAGCTAAATTGCTGTGGGTTACGCCGGATGCTGACAAGTTGGTTGCCTATATGGCCCGCGTTAGTAATCCGGCTAACCAAAACAACGAGGAAACAGCACCTCGTCTTATTCGGTATCTGATCCGTAATCGGCATTGGTCGCCGTTCGAAATGGTCAACGCTTGTGTCGAAATTGAGACGACGCGTGACATTGGACGACAGCTTCTTCGCCATCGGTCTTTTACCTTTCAGGAATTCAGCGGTCGGTACGCTGCGTACGAGGAGCTTTTGACTGAGCGAGAGTGTCGACTTCAAGATACTGCTAATCGTCAAAATAGCCTTATGCCTGATGACGTAGACCTAAAAGATTGGTTTGTAGGCGAGGTCGAAAGACTTGTTAAGTATAATGGCAATCTCTATAAAGATTTTCTTGAAGCGGGGATCGCTAAGGAAGTCGCACGAGCCATTCTTCCTGAAGGTCTTGTACCGACTCGCATGTACATGAACGGCACTGTGCGATCATGGATTCACTACGTTAACGAACGAACAGAGGCAGGTGTTCAGAAGGAGCACAGGCTTCTCGCTGAAAGCATTAAGGAGGCCGTCTTTGACCAGCTTCCACAAATCAAGGAAGCCGTATGGGGCAGCCCTCTAAAGAAGCAATCGCCCGATATCGATCTAAGCCAGAAGTGAAAGAACACTATCTGCAGAAACAAAGAGAAAGACGAGCGGCTAATCCAGAAAAGAACAGAGAAGCCCATCGTAAATCTGAAAGGCGTAGAAAGTTTAGACGATACGGAATAACTGAAGAACAGTATCTGCAAATGCTAAAAGATCAAAATCAATCTTGCGCAATTTGTAAGACTACCTGTTCAGGAACTCGTGATTGGCATATCGATCATTGTCATGATAAAGGACATGTCAGAGGTGTTCTTTGCAGTCATTGTAATTTAATGCTTGGTCACGCAAGAGATAGGACAGACATTTTGATTGAAGCTATTAAGTATTTGCAGGAGCGAGGATAATGGGAACAAGACACCTCGTCCTCCCGGATAGTCACGCACATCCAGACCACCCCAACGATCGCTTTACGTGGGCAGGAAAGCTAATCCATGATACAAAGCCTGACGTCGTCATTAACATCGGCGATCTTGCTGACATGGCTTCGCTTTGTTTCCACAGCAAGCCTATGGAACTCGAAGGCGCACGATACCGCCGTGATTGCGACGCTTCGTTGGATGCGCAAGAAAGGCTATTCCACGAAGTTCGGAAACATAAAAAGAGGCAACCTCGTTGGGTATGGTGTTTGGGCAATCACGATATTCGCCCCCAACGATTCTGCGAAGCCAATCCGGTATTCGAAGGACACGTAAAGAATGAGGACATTGGATACAACGACTATCCATGGGAGGTCTATCCGTTTCTCGATACAGTCCGGATTGATGGAATCGCGTACAGCCATTACTTTACATCCGGGCTTATGGGCCGTCCTATCGGAGGAACGCACCCTGCGTGGTCCATTATCAAGAAAACAAATGAATCTTCTACCTGTGGACATTCCCATGTTACAGATTACAAGATTGACCGTACTCCCGGCAGGTCTCTTATGGGATTGGTGGTTGGGTCATTTATTGACTACGAAGCCGGTTACGCAGGGCGTGCGAATGATATGTGGTCAAGGGGCGTGGCAATCTGTGACAACGTTGAAGACGGTCTCTACGACTTCCAGTGGATCAGCTTGAACAGGTTGAAGGAAGAGTATGGACAATAAGTACCACTGTGAAAACTGCGGCGTAGAGATTTCAAAAGATACGTACGTGTATAATGCTGGTGAATGTCATCAGTGCACATTGAAGGAAAGCGGGGAAAGTGACGAAGGAATTCAAGGCCCTATTGGCTGATCGTTTTGAGTCTTGGGAGCTAGCTGAATTCCTGCAAGTCAGTACAGAAGATTTCTGTGAAGCGTTCGAAGATTTGATTGAAGAAAACTA